CTCACCGATATCGAATTCTGCGCCTGGATCGGCCAGGCGGTGCCTGGCGACCAGCTGGAGTACCATCGCGGATTTCTCGGCATCGATACCACAGCCGTGATTTCGACCCTGCCGGAGCCCGAACGCCGCAGGCTTGGGGCGCTGGCCAGTGCCGCCCATCGAGCCTTCGAGGCGGCGCTGGTCCATCTTGTGCAGGTGCGCGTCGGGCCGGACCGCTTTGCCTATCTCGCCATCGCGCGGACCAAGCCACGCCACGCGCCGATTCCGTTTTCTCAACTCATCGCGACAAAGGAGGCCGCCTGATGCGCGCCGTACTCGCCTGGATCGGGGATCGGCTCCCGCCGTCCCTCTACTTCGCCTTGGCCGGAAAGTCGGCCGAACCCTCGACCGGAGACAGCGCCATGGCCAAGTTGCCGAGCCTGATCGCACGCCTGCGCCGTGCCTTTCACAGCCTGGACGAATTGCCTGACACGATCCCCGCGCCGTGGCGCGAAGGCAATGAGATCGAACCGCTGCCAATCGAGGTGGCGACCATCGACGATATTGCCTTTGCCGTGGTGGCCGCCAATGCGGATGTCTCGGCCGCGATCCGGCGTTCATCGGCGCTTGAGCGGCTGCACCGCCTTGCCCGCGAAGCGGGAGCAGTCGGGACCGACCGCGCCGTTGATGCGGCGCTGAAACGGGAGGGGCACTGATAGCCATTCCGTTCCCCAGCACCGATGCGGCGGCTGCCCCGCAACTCTCCAACGCCCCCAGTCTCAATGACCTCGACCGTCTGTCAATCGGCGACATTTCTGCCCTGCCGCCCGATCTGCTGTTCACCTTGCAGGAAGCCGCTCTTGCGGAAACGGCCCGGTTCAAGCGTCTGCGCGACCGTCTGGAGGCGGGGATCGGCCAGCGCTATGGCGCGGCAACCGAGGCCGAGCGGGCAACGCAAGGAAAGTCCTCCGGCACGGTGCGCATCGAGGATGCGGGCGTGGTGGTGATCGCGGACCTGCCGAAGAAAGTATCCTGGGATCAGGACCGGCTTGCCGCCATGGCCGCGCGCATTTCCGCGTCCGGTGACGATCCGACCGAATATCTCGAGATTGCCTACCGCGTGTCAGAGCGCCGGTTCGGGGCTTGGCCCGAGGCGATGCGGGAAGGTTTCGCGGCCGCCCGCACCGAGACCACCGGCAAACCCGTGTACCGGCTCGAGACCCGAGACCGGTGACGCGCGGCGGCGGGACGCCCGAGCGGCAACGCCGGGCAGGTTCCCCTTCGGCACCCGGTCACCCCCGCCGCCGCGCCCCTTTCAATCCTCTGGAGAACCTCATGACTTTCCGCATCATCACCGCCGACGAGCGCATCTCCTCGGCCGAGAACAAAACCTCCCTGGCGATCTTCGGCCCGCCCGGTGTGGGCAAGACGACGCTTCTGAAGTCGCTGCCCGCCGACGAAACCGTCTGCCTCGACCTCGAAGCTGGAATGAAGTCGGTACAGGACTGGCGCGGGGCCTCGATCCCGGTGCGCAGCTTCACCGATTTCCGCGATCTGGTGGTGCTGATCGGCGGGCCCGATCCGGCGCAGCATCCCCAATCCTGGTACGGCACCGAACGCCATGCGTGGCTGCAGGCCCAGCACCGCGACAGCGGCATCGAAGCCTTCCTCGCTGCGCGCCGCATCGTGTTCGTCGACTCGATCACCGACCTCACACGGCAGGTCATGGCTTATGCCCGCCAGCAGCCCGAGGCGTTTTCGGACCGGACCGGCAAGCCGGATGTTCGCGGGGCCTACGGTTTGCTGGGGCGCGAGGTGATCCAAGCCCTGAAGCATCTGCAGCATGCACGCGGCAAGACCGTCATCTTCGTCGGCGTGCTGGAAAAGGTCACCGACGATTTCGGGACGGTCACTTGGCAGCCACAGATGGAAGGCAGCAAGGCCGGACGGGAATTGCCCGGCATCGTGGACCAGGTGGTCTCGATGCAACTGTTCGCCCGCGACGCCGAAGGCGGCTGGGTGCTGGATGAGACCGCCACCGAACGTCGCCTCGTCTGCAAATCCGGCAACCCCTGGGGTCTTCCGGCCAAGGACCGCTCCGGCCGTCTGGATATGACCGAACCGCCTGATTTGGGCGCGCTGCTCGCCCGCATCGACGGCCGCACCAACACCCATCCCGCCTTTTCCTCCTGATCCTGAAAGGACACATGTCATGAGCTACGATCTGAACGACGCCCAGCCGCAGATGGCCCCCATCGGCGAACTGATCCCGGACGGCACCTTTGCCAAAGTGCGCCTGACCATTCGCCCCGGCGGCATAAACGGCGCGACCCCAGCGGATGCGGGGCTTCTGAAGGCATCGCAATCCAGCGATGCGCGCATGCTCGATTGCGAATTCACCGTGGTCGATGGCCCCCATGCCCGCCGCAAGTTCTGGCAGAGTTTCACCGTCGCGGGCGGCAAGCTGGACGAGAAAGGGCAGTCAATCGGCTGGAAGATCTCGAAATCCACCTTTCGCGCCATCGTCGACAGCGCCCTTGGCCTTGATCCCAAGGACGAAAGCCCCGGCGCCAAGGCCAAGCGGGTTCTGCCTGGTCTCCGGCATCTTGAAGGCATCATCTTCGCCGCCCGCATCATGGTGGAGCCCGCCTCCAACCCGCAGTACCGCGACCAGAACCGCATCGCCAACGTCGTTCTGCCCGACGAGCCGCAACATGCGGCAATCATGCGCGGAGAAACCATTGCTCCGGACCCGGTCAACGCCCCGCCGCGCAAGACCGCGAGCGTCACGGCGCCAGGTTGGCAAGCCCCGACACCGGCATGGGGTGCGGCGCAACCGTCGCCCGCAGCGCCGAACTGGGGCGCGGCACCGCAGCCCTCCGCTGCACCCGCGCCGGCATGGGGGACGCAGACTGCCCCCGCGACACCGCCCGCACCGCAGGCACCTGCGCCCGCTGCACCGGGGGCACCCGCAATGCCCGCGTGGCTCAATGGCTGAGGCACGACGGACGCGACGGTCAGGTGGGTCGGCACGATCACCAACCGTCGAACCAGGTGAGGCTGGGCCGGGAAACCGGCCCATGACCCCGGATGAATGGCAGGCGCATGTGACGCGCGCCGCCGCACTGGAGATCGGAAAATGGCTCGAGGCCCGAGGAAAACTGCACCAACCCATCGCAAGCCTCACCATCGGCGACCTGGAGGCCATGGCGGTCAACGCGATCTCACGCTGGATCGTCCTGCAGTCGGAACGCCTTCAGCGGCAGGATTGGCCGCAAGAGGACCCGGTCGCGATGCTCTTGCTCGGGTAGCGATCTGCGCGGTCTGCGCGCGTGAAGCCCGCGGCTTTGGCTACGTCCACCGGCTTCAGCACGACCGCTTTCCCTATCACCGCTTCTGCTCGCTCCGCTGTCAGGACGTCGGCAGCGCAATTGCCCAAAGGAACAATGGCATGATCGACAAGACCGCCCGCGAAGCCAAAGCGATCCGCGATGCGCGGATGCTTTTCGCCGAAGCCCTGACCGACCTCGGGCTGATGGAGCCCTTCTTCAACCGCACCGCCGCCGACATTGATCGTCTGATCGAGGCGGCCGTGACCGGCTACGTCGACAGCATGTTGGCGCAGGGGGCTATCAAGGAACGCACCGGCACCGCCCATGACGATCCAATTCCGTTCTGAGGGGACGCGCCATGATTGATCTGAACGAAGATCCACCGACCTGCACCTGGAAGGGGCTTCTGGCCGCCGCCACCGACAATGCCGCAACCGATTTCGAGATCGAGTTTTGTGACAGCCTGCGCCAGAAACTCGAACGGTACGGCGCGCGCGCTCAGCTGACGGACGCCCAGTTTCACAAGCTGACCTGCATCGCGCAGGCGGGCGGGTTCTGGGAGCGCGACCAATGATCGACCTGAACCATGGCTCGGGCTGCCTCTACGGCGAGGCCACCCCGCCCGCCACCATCGCCTCAGCCGTTTCGGCAGCCATCGACGTGGCCCTTGTGGCTCGCAACCGCAGCGAACGGCCCCGCGCCTATGTCAGTTCCTCGGGTCTTGGCCGCGATTGTCTGCGCCAGATCCAGTATGACTTTCTGGCGGTGCCAAAAGACGAGGGGCAGGAGTTTGCCCCGAAAACCCTGCGCATCTTCGAGGCGGGGCACCGGGGCGAGGACATCGTCGCTGGCTGGCTGCGCATTGCTGGGTTCGATCTGCGTACAGTACGCGCCGATGGGCGGCAGTTCGGGTTCGAGGCGCTTGGCGGCCGGTTCAAAGGCCACATCGATGGTTGCCTGGTCTCCGGCCCGGTCGCCATGGACTATCCCGCGCTTTGGGAAAACAAGGCGCTCGGGGCGTCAAGCTGGAAGGATGTGGTCAAGCGGGGTGTCAGCATCGCCCGCCCGGTCTATGCCGCCCAATTGGCGCTCTATCAGGCCTATCTCGATCTGCCGAAACCCGCGCTGTTCACGGCGCTGAACCGCGACACGATGGAACTGCATGCCGAATTGGTGCCGTTCGACGCGCGGCTGGCTCAGGACATGTCGGACCGCGCCGTCGCTGTCGTGCGGGCATCCGAGGCGGGCGAGTCGCTGCCGCGCATGGCGGCTGATCCCACAGCGGTCCTGTGCCGGGGCGGTATGTCGGCAGGCAAATGGCACTCGTCCTGTGCGTGGGCGGCCAAGTGCTGGAGGAATAATCATGAGTGACTTCACCCCTTCGAACGCTCAGGCGGCTGCCATCGCCGAAGTCCGCGACTGGTTCGAGAACCGCACCGACCAGCAGCAGGTGTTCCGCCTCTTCGGCTATGCCGGATCGGGCAAGAGCACCGTTCTGAAGTTTGCTCTCGACGACCTCGGCCTGTCACCCCACCGCAGCGCCAAGGACGGCACCTGCGTGCCCGGCGTCGTCACTGCCACCTTCACCGGCAAGGCCGCGCTAGTCCTGAACCGCAAGGGCACGCCCGCGCGCACAATCCACAGCCTGATCTACTCAGTGATCGAATCGACCGAAGAGGAAGTCGCGGCCGCCGCGGTGAAAGTGCAGGAGGCAGAAGCCGCCGCACGCAGGCTGACGGGTTTCGACAGGACTGCGGCCGAGGCCGGGATCGAGGCAATGCGCCAGGCGCTGTCGGCCATGAAACACCCCCGTTTTGCCCTGAACCCGCAGAGCGACGCCGCCGATGCCAAGCTGATCGTGCTGGACGAGGTATCGATGGTGGGCGAGGAGATGGCGCGTGACCTGATGAGTTTCGGCAAACCGATCCTTGTGCTGGGCGATCCCGGCCAGTTGCCTCCCATCAAGGGCGAAGGTGCCTTCACTCGCGACGCGCCCGACGTGATGCTGACGGAAATCCACCGCCAGGCGGCCGAAAGCGCCA